TGCGGTCGCCTGGACGCACAAAGAACGGCACATGGCCTAAGTCTTCATCGCGCTCGTCACTTACCAATTGCACCATTACTTCGCCAACGTAGTCGAAATCCACAACCCCTACACAATTGGACAATCTGACCTGATGCTTGAAGCCATGCCCTGAGCGGCTGTAAACCAGCATTACATAGCCTTCAGGGATTTCAAACGCTAACCCAGTCCCGCAGGTCACTGGAAAGCCCTGCTCTACGTTTGAGCCTATTTGAGTCATGCCTCCTACCGTTGCAGCGTGCAAATCAAAGCAAGCAGCTCCTGCGGTTTGGTACTTAGGAATAATTGCGTTGTCGTGAACGCGCTTTACTTTTAGTGTCTTGGACATAGTGTCTCCATTAGTGAATAAATCATCTTGATTGTTGGCAACGACTTTGCTATCTATGCGCAGAGTCTTGCCAAATCGTTTAGCGTAGCAGGCCGGGCCTATTGGCCTTCCTGCTACCCAGTGCGCCACCTTTCCAAGTGGCTTGTCGCACATGATGCAGTTCACTGCGAGAAAAGCCCAACTTGCTCATTGCAAGCATCTTCAATATTCTGGCAGGCCAGTTCCCAATATTGAGGCTTCAATTCAGTTCCAATGAACTTTCGGCCCATCTTCACAGCGCAATAACCCTCAGAGCCGATTCCTGTAAATGGAGAGAAAACTACATCACCTTTGTTAGTCCACAGGTGAATGCAGCGCTCAATCACATCCAATTGAAGCGGGCACATATGCTTCTCGTCGTTTTCATCGCGTGCAGGGAGCTTGTTTAGGGTGCGGCCTTGGTTAATGTCAGTCCAGATTGGTGATGCGTATTTCTGCCACATCATTACAGGTAGGTCATCGCCGTGGGTTACGCGCTCTGCAATCTCACCGGGCTTACGCATGGTCACAACGTAGTCAGGAAGCCCCATGCGGCTCATAGTGCTGTTTTCCCGGATGGTCTTATGCAACAGGCCCAATGCCTTCGTGCGCTGCATTGCCACTACTGGGTCTTTCCAGATAGCCACCTCGGAGTGGTAGATGAATCCAGCGTCTTGAAAAGCTCTGATAAGGTCACCACGGAAGTCGCGCAGGCCGATAAAACCTTGGCGCATCTTGGTTGTTGGCAGATTCATGCAATGGAATGACACATTGCGTCCAGGCTTCAAAACTCGGAATAGTTCGGTAATCAGGAATCGAAGCTGCGCGACAAACTCATCATCGTTTTTGCAGTTGCCCATGTCGTGGTCGCTGTTGGAGTACACAAACAAGTCAGCAAACGGTGGAGAAAAAACGCTGTAATCAATGCTATCGCTTGGCATGTTGCGTGAGTGCTTTACGCAGTCACCCAAGTACACGGTGAAGTTATCAGACTTGTAAACGTCCTCGCGGTATTCGTCTACTACGTTTTCCTGTCCAGCCAGCTCGTTATTCATAATGTCTTTCATGTGTTCGATCATGTTTGCGCTCATCTCGTGGTGCTGCACTTCTTTGCGTTTAATGTTGTCAAGAATCTGGCCTTCGTTCTCAGCTGTGAATAAGTGAACAACGACGCTGCGTGTCTGTCCAAAGCGATAGCAGCGGCGTACGGCTTGATAGAATTTCTCAAATGAATCATCCAGCCCAACAAACGCCATGCGAGCGCAGTGCTGCCAATTCATACCGTAGCCGCATATCTTTGGCTTGGATATCAGAACACGTAGCTCGCCATGCGTGAAAGCCATCATGTTTTTTGTCTTTGATTCAGGACTATCAGATCCCTGAACATTGACTGCACCTGGTATCAACTCAGCCAATAACTCAGCCTCATCATTCAAGTGAGTCCAGATAAGCCAAGGCTCGGACTTGTCTGCATTAACTACATCAGCCAACGCACGACAACGAGCCTCGATGCTGTCCCGCTGTGCCTTGCGTCGCTCTAGCATGGTTTGTGCTGGTCGGGCGAATAGTTCATCGCCTAACTGCTCAGTCTCAACTACATGCTCGTGATAAACAGGAGCAGGAAGGATATATTTTGATCCATCAAATCCAATGTCAGACGGGTTGCGCAGCACTACGCTCCATGTTCCCATCCAACTCCAAAACATGGATGCGCCCCAACCTTTTAATCTCCATGTGCCAGTGTCTCCGGTATCGTTGACAAAGTAAGTAGCCAGCATCTCTGTGCGGGTCATTACGCCTAAAAACTCGCACTGGTTGCCTAGTTCCTCAAAGTCATTAGGCGATGGTGTAGCAGTGCAACTTAAGCGATAAGGTACGGACTGGCACGATTCAATAATTGCTGTGCGGGTCTTTCCGTTATGGCTTTTCAGGATAGATGATTCGTCCAGCACAATGCCATGCAGCTCAGTGAAGTCGATAGCATCAATGCGCTCATAGTTTGTAATCCAAACGCCAGGCTCGGTAGGAGCTTCTCCATGCGGTATTCGCTTGACTTCAATGCCGAATGTTTTTCCCTGCTCAATGGTCTGCTCAGACACTGCCAATGGAGCTAAAACAACAATAATTCCACCAGTATGAGATTGCACTTCATCAGCCCATGCAAGCTGCATCAAAGTCTTACCCAGCCCAGTATCTGCAAAGATAGCAGCACGTCCACGGCGAACTGCCCACGATACGATGGCATGTTGAAAATCGAACAGATGCTCATTCAGATCGCCGGGTTTATGTCCAGTTGCAATCTCTGACCGTCGCTTGCTTTTTACAAACGATTCATAGTCCATTAAAATATTCTCACTCATTACTAACCCTTCTTTAGTTGTGATAGAAAGCCGTTACACGTTTGCGCGTGCAGCGGTTTTTGCTTTTGATGCTCGCACTTTGTTAGACAAAGCGACTGCATCGGATTGACTTAATACCTTTACACCTTGCTTGCGAAGTAATCGGGGATGCGTACCATTGGCCATAGCTCGGTGATAGTAGTCTAATTGTGGGTAGCTCTTGGTTTCTATTGCAAAGCATGATTTTTCTGGAATTGTGAAAGCGTTCATCGTGGTGCTACCTTAGATTTAGTTTGGTTAGAAGTGCATGAATGCTGCTCTGGGTTTACCCGCACAGCATCATTCAGCATTTGGCGCTTGCTTTTAATGCGGCCCATCTTGTCGATTAGGGTAGATGGCCCTTGCCAGTTGAAGGCGCTTTTTTGTTTAGGCTTCAGCACAGGAAACCTTTCGACTTCAATGCGCTGTGGTTACTGCCTGGGCGCTGTGGCTGGTGAAACGAATCTCCCATGCCGACCTTGTATGGCTCATAAGAGCGTTTGGATTCTTTTGTCGTTGCCACGTTGCCTTGGTCCAGCTTGCTACGGCCTAGCTTGGTGATGTGGAAAGCAGATTCGGCTTCGTACAGCAAGCCAGCTTCTAACATTGCGGCCAGTCGAGCCTTAGTGCTGTTATTGCGCGTTGTCGTGCTTTCCACATTCTTGCCGTTGGTAAAGTAATCAGCGCGTCGAGGAGCTTGGGCGATGATTGTTAGCAGGTTCTTTTGTGCGGGTGTGATTTTCATTGGTTTGCTTTCTGTTTTTGAAGGGTTAAGTGTTCGCGAAATGCTTTTGATTCTTCCTTGGTCATAAAGGTAACGGCAGCCGCTTGGACTTTTGTTAGCTTGATGCGTCCGGGTTTCTTTGGATATTTTTTTGGTGTTCGATAAGTTGATATGGTGAATGCGTTGTTTGTGCTTTTCGGCGTGCCGTCGCTCCATTTATCCATTGTCGTGCTCTTGTTTTTATAGCTGGTTACGCTTACTGGGCGGGGGGTGTAGGCTTTTTGGGCTTGATTTTCAAGCGGATAAGCGCCCCACGAACACGATCTTCCAAGCTGGTTGGCAATTCATCCGGCCAGGTGTAAATCGTCTGAATAACGGTGTAGCCAAGTGCCTTAGCCGCCAACTTTGGCGTACCCCCTAATAACTCTATCGCTTCATTCTTGGTCATTGCCATGTGTAAGTCCTTTTAAGTTGTTGACAGCGCCATTGTAAACCAAATTACTAGCCATTGCCATTGCCGCATAAAATCTTTTTACATTTATTTGTAAAATTTATGTGCATGGTGTTGAAAAGTAAGTTACACTACATGCACACCAACCAACCAAGGAAACCAAAATGTTCAACATCAACCAAATCGTAAAAGCAAAATACGGTCACTTCATCGTTCTTGGATATCGCACAGTGGCAGGTGAGCCACTGGTGCAGGTCAAGCTATACAACCCATTAACAGGAGAGACGGATAAGGGAGAAATGGCAAGCCCTAATCAAGCACGAAGGCAAGAGCATATACCTAGGTCTATTCACAGACATCGAAGAAGCAGCTCAAGCATACAAAGAGGCTGCACTTAAATATCATAAAGAATTTGCAAACTTAGGAACATTATGAAGTTGACCAATTACGACAAAGACGTGATGATCTCGGCAATTAAGCGGGACTTACCAGAAGTAGACGACAGTACAGCCATTCAAGCCGCACTAGAGAAGGCGATGAGTCCTCTGTGCCGCAAGCTGTACAAGTTGACACCCGGCGCATTGAATACCCAGCACGCCTACTCCAATCACTTTTTCCAAGGTGGAAGTAGCAGAACCTATTACGTCGGCGATGCCGACTTTGACGCTGTGACAAAACCCTTTAGGGACAAGTGCAAACAGCGCGAAGCCACGATGAGCAAGGTATCGGCGGCCATCCATGCCTGCACCACCCTGAAGCAACTCCAAGAGCGCCTGCCGGAGTTTGTTCGGTACGCCCCACAAGAGTTGACCAAGATTACTAACGCACTTGTAGTGCAGAACCCTGCAGCAGAACTCAAGGCCCTCGGCTGGCCAGTAGGAGTAAAGAAATGACAGCAGCAGAAAGACTTGACATCCACTTGAACTCGGACAACTGGTTCCGAAGGGCAGACTCAACCAGCGGCCCGTTCTTCTATAGCGGTGTGCGGCAACATTTCAAGATGGAGAATGGCATCACAATCTCCATACAGCAGAGTGACATTCACTGGTGCGGCATCGGCTCAGTTGAGCTGTATAACTGCCCTTGGCACGAGTCTCAAACCCCAAAGGGCAGAAGAGCGAAAATACCCGACTCTTGCACTACTGTATGGAGAACGGCCACGTATCACCCTTCGATATGGCCAGCGTCTGCCTAGAGATTAACACCACAAGGGACATCGCTCGACAAGCACTACGCCACCAGAGCATCAAGCCGCAGGAGTTTTCGCAGCGCTACGCCACTGTGGACCAGCTTGACGAATTCGTTTTGCGCGAGTTTCGTGAGCAGCACCCGACGAATCGGCAACTGTCAGTCGAGGTTTACCCCTCGGACAGCCGCCACGCCGAATGGGCGCGCAGGCAACAGGAGATTATCGACATTGTGACGGAGTCCTACGCTTGGTGCCTGGCTAACGGTGGAGCAAAAGAGGTAGCGCGAGTTATTCTGCCCGAGGGGCTCACCCCGAGCCGATGCTATTTCAACGGGACTATGCGATCGTGGATTTTTTATCTAAAATCGCGCCTAGACGGCTCAACCCAAAAAGAGCACCGGCTGCTGGCTCAGGAGGTTTTAACGGCGCTGCGCAGCGTTGCGCCGGTGACAATGGCAGCGTTCTTTCCGGAGAGTTAGATGGAAAAACGACCGATACGGATAGAAGGCGAAATCGGTTATGTTTTGTTGGCTGACGGCACAGAGGCAACCATAGACGCTGAGGATGCGGAATTGGTAGGACAGTATAACTGGCGTCTTAGCAACGGATACGTAGTGACAGAGCTGCCTAAAGTAAACGGCAAGCGAAGGCTACTCAGACTGCACAGGCTTGTCATGGGTGACCCCGAAGGCAAATTAGTCGACCATCGAGAGGGCGCAAAAATTGACAACCGGAAAGACCTGCTTAGGCCAGCGACGAACGCAGAGAACAACAAGAACGCGAAGATGCGAGACGACAACACCTCCGGACACAAGGGCGTTTATTGGCATAAAGCCAAGAAAAAATGGCACGCCCAAATTTCACACGAAGGCAAGCGCCTATACCTAGGCCGCTTCGCGGCCCTAGAAGAAGCCCACGCCGCCTACTGCGAAGCCGCCAACAGGATGCACGGTGAATTTGCTCGCACCGCTTAAAATTATTTTGACTTTTTTGTAAAATTTCTATGTACCGCTCTTAAAATTCGATTACACTAGCTTCACCCTAACAACGAAACCAAGGAAACGAATGAACGCTAAACAAATCATCAAACGTGCTGAAGACGCTGCTGCTAAATACAGCAGCAATTCACTAGACCGCATGGCTTATCAAGTGGGGGCACTTCAATGTGAAATATCAGTGCTATGCCATCAGCTAAGTCAATACACCCCCACTACAAACGGCACAGAGACAACATTCCGAACCAACTCAGGCGAAGAGCTGGTTATTCAATACGATGCGGATTCGGATGGATTGAATGACATTCTTGGCATCTTCGCCAACGGTATGGACATTCTCAACCTAGTGGCAGATTCAAAAGTCATGACTCAGATTGAAGAGCATTGCACCGACCACGCATATATCCAACGCAAGCAAGCTGCATATGACTTGGCCGAGCAGCAATGGGAAGCCAGGCGCGATGCGGATTTAGAAGGCGGTGCGGTATGAGTCAATTACAAACAGTTTTAGAAGCACTCACATTGTTAGGTAGTTATGCAAATCTACCACGCGATGCAACTAGCGTTGAAGCAGAAGCCATTGCCATCGTCAAGCAGATGATGCGTGCCGAGCCTGTTGCATGGCGTAGTCGGCTCGCATCTGGAAGCTACACATACTGCAATGCACCAGAATATTTTGACAACGCTGAACCAATCTACGCGTCACCAGTAGCACCGCAAGCAGTGCCAGCATGGTTGCCTATTTTAAGTGCGCCCAATGATGGTCGAGAGATTCTGGTGTACTTTAAGACCGCTGCAAAAAATGGAAATTATGCAATTTTGCATGTAGATAACAACCAACACGGACAGAATCCATTACGCGGGTATTGCAGTAGTGATCAGACCTACTGGATGGAACTACCTTCACCACCAAAGGGTTCGGTATGACCATCGCCGAATACTTCGCCAGCCTGCCGCGAGGCTCTATCAAAATATCTGCCAATAAGCTTGGCTACTCACCGGAATACTTGGGCAAAGTGATCAGTGGATTGCGTAACCCATCATGCTACATGGCGCGCGATCTGGTCACATTTTCAAACGGGAAAATTGATATGAAAACAATCACTATAGGGCTGAAGGGAAATCACCATGCGAACAAAAACTAACGGTTGTGGCGGAAATTGCAACCAAGGCAGGCTTCCATGCGACTGCTGCCCCAACGAATACCGCACGCACTTCAATCACCTGGGCGAGCCAATAAACCAAGATCCGCCATTCTTGCTAACCGACTTAATCATCATTGCCATAGCTGTGGTGGGTACGGCTGTATTGTTGGCGGGGGTGGTGTGATGACTGAAACGAAAAAACGCCACAGGCACGAATCATCTATGTGGTTCATTGCCGGAGGTCATTGGATGTGGTGTTACCAATGCGGTGCAATAAGGCTATCCAGTGCGCCAAGTGGAACTAAATGGACAAAACCAACAGGCGAAGGTGGGATAAATCCAGCCATGCTTGACGGATATAGGAGACAAGCATGACCCACACAGTCGACACACTAATGGCGCTGGCCTATGAATATGCAGACCAGTATGCTGATTCATATGAGGTGGATCAGGACCATCATGGTCTGCGTATTGCTAGAGAAGCCCTGCGCGCAGCACTGACGGAAGCACTTAAAAATAAGCAGGATTTATACACATCGCAAGAACGTGTACAAAATTCGCCTGAAAGTGTACATATCGTGCAGCCAGTACAGGTCCCTTTAACTGATGAGCAGATTCAAGAAATATATATCAGCGAATACAACAAAGGACACCACGGGCGTGATTTTGAAAATCTATTTGCTAGGGGAATCGAGCGTGCCCACCATATTGGAGGTGACAAGTGACTACGTTTTTCAGACTGTGCGCCATGTATCACCGATTCGGCCACACACCATACCGCTCCATTGTGCGAGCCTTGGAGACGATGCGGAGGATGATGTGAACCAATCCGACCTCTTTTCGATTGCAATGGAATCAGACACAGCCTACCGCCTTATGAAAGAGCTGTGCAAGCTGCTAGATGCGCCATACCCGCCAGACCCGAACGATATGACGCAAATAAATGTAAAAGAATTGCAAAAAGCAGAGTAAAAGCGATTACAATACAATTGGAACCAGTGCAAAACAGAGTTCAGATTTTTTGGCCAATAGGCCGCTGGACAATGGCACAGGAATTTCCAGCGATTCACCGTCCAGAAATGGAGTCCGAGAGGTAGGAGAGTCGTTGAATAAGTCGGCGAAAGCTGATGCGGTCGGGCATGGCCGTCTCGTAGGAGGAATCCCTGGGGTTAAACCTGGGGTGGATGTCAAAATGAAAACTTCACTAAACAAGGAAACGATATGAGCATTGCAGCACTAATACTAGGTTCATCCGGTAGTGGAAAATCCACCAGCCTGAGAAACCTAGACCCAACCAAAACACTGCTAATCCAGTGCATCAAAAAGCCCCTGCCATTCAAGTCAGCAGGATGGAAAAAGCGGGTGAATAGTCAGGACGATGGCAACGTAATCCAAACCAGCGACCCGGTCATGATTGAGAAAATCATGCGTAAGTCACCACACGACATTGTTGTGATTGATGATTACCAAGCGGTTATGCTGACGGAGATATTAAACCGAAGCGCAGAAATTGGATATGCAAAATACAACGATGTTGCCAAGGGGGCGTGGAACATCTTCAATGCTGCTGGCGACCTTGCTGATCATCGGCGCGTGTATATCATGGCACACACCAGGACAGACGAATTTGGAAACATTCGAATGCAAACAATTGGCCGTATGGTTGACAACACTATTGTGCCAGAGGGTTATTTTACTATCGTCCTGCGCACCGAAGTCACCAACGGCAATTACAAGTTTGTCACCCAGACCAATGGCCAAGATTGCTCGAAAAGTCCAATGGGTCTATTCAAAGACCTGCACATTGATAACGATTTAGCGCAAGTTGATCAAGACATTCAAGACTTCTATTCAATTCCACCAACCACTGCTTAATAAAAGGAAAAAGCAACCATGTATCAACTAGACCAAAACGCAGCACGAAAAGCTGACACGCAAGGCAACCAAATCAAAGAGCTGGGCAAATACCTAGGCGCCATCACCCAAGCGGAAGACATCACGGCAAAGACCGGAACCAAAGGTATCAACCTTTATTTCACCAGCGACGAAGGCCAAAAGACCAAGGTCTCTATCTATACAAAAAAGGCCGATGGTACGGAGCTAAGTGGCTACTATTTTCTGCAAGCAATTCTGGCCTGCTTAAAACTTCACGGAGTTACTGAAAAGCCTGGAACTATCACGGTTTACGACTATGAACAAAAGAAGGAGGTGAAGAAACAAGCAATTATCTTCCCTGAGCTATGCAAGCCAATCGGCCTATTGCTTGGCACCGAGGACTATCTTAAGCAGGATGGTGGTGTTGGTTGCCGCATGGTGTTGCGTGGTGTTTTCCAAGCTGAGACAGAGCTAACAGCGAGCGAGATATTGGCTCGCAAGACTGTGCCAGAAGCTCTGCCAAAAATGGTAGCTGCGCTTAAACATAACCCATTGAAGACCGCACCAATGGCACAGCGTACGCATGCTGCAATGCCCGATGCTCAGACCTTTGGCGAAGATGAAGATTTCCCCTTCTAGCCACTGACTGATTTTTGGCACTGGTAGCCTCTGGGTATCCCGGTGGAGCGCACTACCAGTGCCAATTTAGCTTGGCAAAAAAGTTGGCAAATAATCTACTTTTTCCAATGTAAAAGCAGCCTAAACAAGTTGGCAATAGATGCTAATTTATTTCTAAATCTTTTACAAACGATAGTAAAATAGATTACACTATACATACACAAACAAAGGAAACCAATGAACAAGCTACCTGAACCATTCAAGAAATCGGGGCAGCAGATAGGCCCAGACGGAAACAACCGGATGTTTTTTGATGCTTACACCGAAGACCAAATGCTGCAATTCCGGCGCGATGCGTTGCAAG